ATTGACGCGCCGATTACTATGTGGTTCGACCACGATTCATATCTTGATTCAGAAATCGACTTAGACGCGTGGCTGGGTCGCGTTAAAAAACACCTTATCGGCTGTTGCGATATGATCGGCTCAGTACAGAAGTCAAAACTTTCTGCGGAGCAAGCAGATTGGGCGGCCGCGCAAGAGTGGTTCGATCAAACATGCGATAAGCAATATCTTGATTATGCAATTGGCAGTTGGTGGGCAATTAAAACAGAAGTGCTTTACCGGTACGACTGGCCGACCACTGATTTAAAACAAAAAGAAGGCGACTTGATGCTGGGTACGCTTTTTAAACACCAAGGCTTATCGCTGTGTCATTTACGAGAAGGCGTACGGATCAACGCAAATGATGTCGGTGTGGAAGCCGCCGCGCCTAGGACGCTGATATGAATCTCTTAATTTCTCGTTTAGATATGAAAGCCACAAAAGCCAATTGGCCGGTCGGCATGCCATTTACGCCGGCGCTTGTGCAGGCTAAACAACCCGGCGTGCCAGAAGATTGGGTCGCCGTTGACGCCCGACTCGCGATTGATACGCCGCCCAGTTTTGCGTACACCACAAATGATCAGTATGTACGCATTCCTTTGTTTGAATATACGCTCAGTCCAAAAGCCGATGTCGCTTTTGCCACTATTTTGGGTTTTGGGTTGGCTTGCGCTACGTACATCCCAAAAGCCGTAAAAACGTTGCACGTTGTAACCGGAAATCCTGTTGACCTAATTTCCGGAGAAGATATAAATACGGCAGTAGGTCTCAATTACTGGTTCGGATTCGCTATCGCCACGGAGAGATAAACATGGCTGACAAGCCCACAATCATCGACGCTGTTTCCACCGTACCGGCAGCCCCGTCGTCTACACAGAATATGCCGATTCGGATTAACAATACGCAAATGGAGCAAGTGATCAAAGAGATGGCCGCGAAGGCTGTCATGACCGCCGCGTCAACGCCGGGCATAAAAATTGAAGATTCGCCGGTTGAGCGCATCAATCCCTCTACCTTTATGCGCGACATGTCGCAGGAGATGGAACGGCTGTATCAACGGTTCGATACGCTCAAGTTATTGGCGGCGGAAATTAACGGCATGTCTACGGATGAGCCGTTGCCGCCGCAAGTCATCTTCAAAGGCCTTACGCTGGATTTTGCTATCAGTAAGAACGGCGCGGTAAAAGATCACAGCGTGCAGATGCAGGCGCTCTCATGCATCGGCGACATTTCGAACCTGATGTCAAATGAGTTTGGGTTTATCATTGCGTCGTTGCGGGAACTGTCGCGACAGGTAGCCGATCTGGCGCAGAAAACAAACGAGCGTTGCGTAGATGCGTTTAAGGACTGGGAAGCCAGCAACAAGAACAAGCAGATTGTCGCCGCCGACGGCGCAGTGCAGCAGCCCGTGGCAGCCAGCGGACCAACGGAGCCGACTCCCGTATCTCTTCAAACACGATGACGGCAAAAAAGTTTAGCCGAAAACAGATATTCAATAATCGGGCAAAATTCTTTGGAGTTTTGCGCGAGTATGTCGGTCTGACGATTGTTGGTGACATTATCTACGAATTGACGGATGCTTTGTGTCTCGTCATGCCGCCAACGGTATCGCGCAATGGCGTATTCCAGACAATTCGCTTGTTAGCAGGCGTTGAGTTTACGCCAAAAATGGCGGCAAAACTTGCGTGGCGGATGGCTGGCAACATAGACACGCTGACATCAGGCGACCCCGTCGTGCCGTGGTCGCGGCAAATACGAGACGAAGTCGTACCAATCTGCGTTGAGAAAGTTGTGCCGTCGCGGCGCAAGGACAAGGCAGGCTACTTGTTCCATTACCGCGTGTTGGCAGGAACACCCTGCGCTGAAACGTTTACGCAGTTCATGTCGGCAAATAGTTGCCGCGCGATTGCGCGCGTTATTGGTTTTTCTACCAACTCTTGGGGTCCGTATCAGTACGCTGGTATCGGCGTGCACTTTGTAAACCTCATGTTTTTCGCGCATATCGAGGCAGAAAAGTCTCGGGATCGACCGGCATTTCACCGTGTCAGCGTGACGAGCAGCATGTTAAAAGCCAACAAGGATATCCTTGCTGTGCGTTGCCGGGCTAAGCCTTGTCCTGAAAATTTTCAACACGCTTGCGCAAATTGCCCGATAGGCTACAACGAGTGCGGATATGCCGTACACGCAAGCACATATGTTGAGCATCATTGTCGAACTTGTAATTCGGTTTCCTTTTTCGATCCAAACAATGTCGCGACTATGTGCATAAACTGCTGCCAGTCTAATCGGCATATTCCTAACTAAAGCACGGAGAGCAAAATGGGCGATATTGGTTATCGCAAGAAAGGCGAAACCGGGGTGATGTACAACCCCGAAAGAGATTATGCGTATATTACGCCCACGCTCATGCGCATTGCTATTGATAACTTGGAACTCAACGATTCGCCTGAAGTGAAGGCGTGGCGGGAAAAAGAAGACGTATCGACAACGGCGGTGGTCGCCGCTGTGACGGCTATAGCAAAAGCGCAGCGCGACTTTGTCAACAGCGCTGATCCGGTAAATAGTTTTGAGCAAGCGCTGGGGCGGCACGATTTTTACAACTGTAGTTACCCGGTGCGGCAATACGTCCTTGCCTCAATTGGCGAAATCTTTTGCGCTGCTTGGTTTACCGCCGTACGCGAAGTATCAATGGTTGGTGAGGAGTCGCCGGCGCAAAATGAAATGGCGCGATTCACGGCCGCCGTAAGAGAGTTTACAGCCCGCACAGACAAGCCGCCGTATAACCACGAGTCGCTCGCCGAACGGTTGCAGATGCGAAATAACGTGCTGCAAACGCGAATTGGTTTGCTGCTCGATGACCTCAAAAAAATGAAAGAAGAACTGGCAAAATCGGCCAAACCAGCCGCAGCAGTCTCGCCGCCGCCGCAAAAACGTCGCGCGTGGTTTTGGTCGTTTGGCAGGAGCAAATAAATGCCTAAGTACAGAATGTATAAAGACCCGGAGTCGTTTGCGGCCAAGATTAAGCCGCGACCGGCAGACGCGATTAGATATCTGGGACTAGACCTTGGCAGCAATTGCGGCGTTGCCATATACGATTACGTGCCGACTAAATCCAAAGTGCTGGTGCAAGAAAAACTGCAATTGTTTCAATGGGACCTATCTACGCAAGGTCTTGAGTCAGGCGCCGCGCGCTTTGTTCGGCTGCGCGCGTTTTTGAACGTTACTAAACCAGACGTGGTTGGTTACGAAGACGTCAAATACTCTCCGCCAAAAGAGTTCTTCATCAATAAGAAGTTCGGTATCCCGGCTGTACTGTCACGCGTAGCGACTGCGTCTGAAGTCCTTGGCGGCATGAAAGTCACTGTGGCCACATGGGCTGAAGAATCCAATTTGGTGTCGAACGGCTACGCAATTTCTACTATCAAAAAGTTTGCTACCGGAGACGGCCGCGCGAGCAAAGAGCAAATGATCGCTTCGGCTAACAAATCTTTCGGTGCGGCGTTTGACGCAACTAAGTACAAATCGACCGGTATTGATAACGTAGTCGACGCGGCATTTGTGCTGGTAATGTTAATTCACAACGTATCACTCGGTTTGCCGAAACAGAAACCAGCATGAGCGGCTTAGTTCCATTTACGCGTGTGGAAGAAGTCACCAATGCGGATGACGTTGCCGTACTCTCGTGCTCTGAAGCCATCCGCGGCTTGAACCGGCAAATATCTTTGTTTACTCCGGCGCTTATGATTACGTCGGGCGGATTTGATCGCGACCCCGTCATGGAATTCGATGCGCGCTTTCCAGCCGAGTCTGCCGATCTCCGCCCTTTTTGTATTGATCTGAAACCTAGCACGTCTGAATTGTTTTTCAGCGGGTTAGGTATGCATCCGCTCCCCGGCCGCAACAAAGCCGTGAATTGGGACAAGCGGCTGTACGGCATCGCTCAGCAGCGCGAAGAAGAGTGTTTTGCCTTCTTGTCCGGTATTGCGTTTTCTCATGCAGATACTGGTTATTTCGCCAGTACCTTTTCGTATCCGTTAGAAATACCTGACCCAACATCTAAATTCAATGAACTGTTACAGGTTCGTGTTTTTGGAATTGTGTCGAATCAGTTCATTGCTTTGCTTGAGCGGCGTGTAAATGGTCCGCCTGTGGTTCGGCACGTCCCTGTACCCAACGAAAAAGCAGCCTTGAATTTCTTGCAGCAAAACGGAATTTTAAGCGCGTTCACTGGTGACAACCCATTAATTATTTGTGATGAGATATGAGCGACGAAACAGAAGTATCTGATCCACAGTTTCACGCCGTGATCCTGCACCCCGACGGCACGTTTGCGTCTGAGACCTTTGCGTCTTCTGCCGCTCTTGCTATCAGGCTACAAGAACTTGTCAACAAAGACGTGTCAGTAGTCTGCTACCAAGGGCGGCGGTTACACATATCAAAACCGCCGCTGCGTTATTTGATGTTGCCAGATGGAAATCTGCCGTTGTTCGCCGTCGACCCGAGCATCGAACCAGACGATTCTGGTTACCTCGGCGTTGATCCAATTCACCTTGAAGGTCCGGCTCAACTCAATGTACCCGCGGCCAAGTCTGGCGTCGCGCCCGACGAGTTCTTCTCTGACGACGACGGCGAGACGATCAACATTTTTGACGCCGCCATGCCCGACCCTGACAACTAAATTTTTGTCAAAAACGCGGCATATTTATAGCACCCCGTTTCGTTGTGGGTGCTCAGAAACAAGAGGGTTCCGATGCGTGTAGTGACATTTCGCGGCGGCGCCGTCAAGCGCCAGCGAAAGATCAGTGACAACAAAATTTTGGTTGTGTTCTATTCCCGACCACCAATGGTTGTCACACCGGCTGAATGGGAAACAGAAAAGCAGAATATGTTTTATGACGCGAGCGTAAAGCGCCGCGAGATTGTCCGTAGCCTGTAAAGGACTCACTATGTCAATTGCAGCAGAAAATACAAACACTGATTCGAGGGTGATTGCCGTAATCGCTCAGCAGCGTCGACTGCTGAAGAGATGGGAAAACATCTCGCACTATTTGGGTGGTGTTGGCGCCGGCATTTACATGCCCGGTATTGACCAAACCTTTGACCGCCCGATCCGTCGCATCGCCGGCCGCCGACGGCCGCCGCTGCTGACACTGGAAGGTGACTCGCTCAACTTCACCGGCGCCATCAGTCGTCGTCAAAACAACAAACTGGTATACACGCCAATCTTCAATTACGACCTGACTCTGCCGTACACTCCGCGTGGCGGCGGTCGTACGCTTCCAGCAAATAACCTCGTACTTGCGCGCCGCGCCAACGAGTTGCTGGCGGCGCTTGTCGGGTTCGGGCAGCGCGTGTCCTTTAACGTGCACGAAGCGCTGCCGCCGTTTCGGTTCCCGGAAGTGATCCGCAACAGCCGCGGGTTCATGATCGCCGAGAACTACGCAACCGTGTTGGGTCTTGAAGTCGACAATCCGGCCAAGATGCTGGAGACGATCTCCGTCCGATTGCCGAGTCCGGCAGCCAAAATCTTGGCCCGCCACGGAATTGAGTTTCCGATGTCGGTCGGCGCGGAAGAGTTGGAAAACTTGGTACGGGAATTCCGCGCCGAGTTTCCGGCGACCGAAATTGGTTGGTCGGTCGTTGTCGACGCTTTGCTGTTTCGTCGTGACTATGTTTCGGTCGATATGCCGCTGCCGCAAGCCGCGGCGGTAGCGCCAAACGCAACTGTGCTGGCTATGCAGCACGCACTGCCCAGCGCCAAGTTGCGCTGGGAGGCGTCGCACGCCGAACTGTTGCACGCCGCGCAGAATCCGAACCAGCCTTTAACAATAGGCCGGTTGTCTGCGATGCAGGTGTTTCCGATCGAGACTGCGCAGGATATGCCGGACGACTACGCCGGCACCGTGCTGGCCCCAGTCGACTGGGCGCCGCCCGACGGTAACGGACCGTTTGCGGACGACGACCGCGAACCAGACCCGACCCGCCCGCCGGCGAAGGCTTTCGCAGCCTGAGTAACATGCGCTACTTTCTTAAACCAACGACGCCTGTTTTGCCGTGGCTTTTAGACCACGACGATACGCCGCGCGCTTTGCCGATCTTCCCTCAAGACGGCGAAAACGGTTTAGTAGTAGCGCATTTGTTAGCCGGCGGAATCTGCGCGGAGGTTGTACTTTCAGCCAAACATCTTCCGGAGGCTTGCGGCCCCGGGATACCGCTTGGCAGACTGTATTTCCAGATTCCAAAAAGTCTGTTATACAGTGTCTGTGATGATCTCCGCCCAGAGAACTTCGGGGGTTAGCGCTTAGCAGCGCGCCCCCGTTTTTTTAGATATCAGCGCTATGAATTACAAAGACCCGTCTGAAATCCAGATGGAAAACGGCCGCACAATGGCCGATTACATGCGTCGTGGACCTTTTGGTTTACGCGGCGTGGTGGTCGCTAAGGCCACGGCTGGTGGTACGCCTGTAAACTACGATCCGCACGATATGTCTAAAGTGCGTATTAATATTGTAGACCCAAACGGCAAAAGTACGAGTGACGTGTCAATTGGCGATTTTACGTCAAGCCGTGTAAATGCCGCACTTGAAAAGGCAAACGAAAAAGTACCCGGTGACGACATTGACTCTGTAAGGGAGCGTGCGGCAATGGTATTCGAAGAATTGGCAAAAATGACCAAATCAGGCGTGCAGCGTGTTCCTGCTAAAAAAACAAATGCAGTCGTAGCGCCGCCGCCGGTAGACGAGGATGACTCAATTGAGGTTGACATTGTCGATGAGTTGCAAGAAGAGATTAACCAGCATCCTGCGCCTCCGCCGGTCCCCGGGCCGCCAATCGACAAGATTGATAGAACGTACAGCCCCATGGCGGCGTTCGGGTTAAAGAAGAAAACTCCGGGTCCTGCGCAAAATGTAACGGCATCAGCAACGCACGCTGCCCGTGTGGGGCCGCCGCAAAAACTGGTATACTTTGAGAAAGAAGGCATCGGGACCGTGCCGGCTTTTTTCCACGACGTAATCGTTTCTTTAACGCCGACCGATGAATACGGCTTAGAAGAAACTGGTTTCGTTGTATTAGTTTACGATCTTCGTTTTGAACAGAGTGCTGCGCGTTGGTTTCCGCCTGCAAACGATCCGTATCAGCGACCGTGGGCGGCGCAAATTAACGACGATGCGCGGCTTTACCTTGTTCATACAACCGGTTTTCAGTATGTTTATGACAGCCGCGAATACTGCGTTTTGACGGTAGAGCGCGCCATAACGTCTACAGGAATTGAATAATGGAAAAGCAAGGCGTTATTAAAGAAGGGCTTACGCCCCCAGAGCACGAGGCCGAAAAGACTGCGGCTGAAATAGATAACAAAAAGCCAACGGTAGCCGAATTAGATTCGGATTTTCGCAAACGTGCTGCCGAAACTACTCACAACGCCTGCAAAAAATAGGTGATTAGGTGACGCTCGCGCCAACCGTATCTATGGGCTACAACTCGCTCGGAAAGGGGGTCACCTCTGACGAGCGATTCCCAGACCCGTTCTGCGACATCGCTAGTCTCTCCATGCCGGAGAGTATTCAGACAGCCCTGCGCTGGACTGAGTACGTCATGAACGCCAACGGCCCTTACCGACAGGCAATCGACCGTGTTGTGTCATACTTCATTACTGATATTGAAATTTATGACATCGGCGAAAACACAACCGGGCGCGAAGAAAAAGAAAAGTTTCGTGTCTTTCTAGAGGACACGTTGAGCATCAAGAATACGCTGCACAGCATCGGCTTGGATTACATGACATATGGCAACTCATTTACGAGTTTGCTTGTGCCGTTCCGCCGTTATCTGTCGTGCAAGCACTGCGGCCTAGAAATGCCGCTCGACAAAGTACACAACTCGCCGCAGTGCGCGTTTAAGTGGCAAGACTTCAAGTTCCACGCTACGTGCCCAAAATGCAAAACAACAGGCGAGTGGCGGCATATTGACCGGCGCAGCGGCGACTCCGAACACATGAGCGTCAAGCGTTGGAGTCCGCACGAAATTGATATCTTGTGGGACCCGTACACAGGAGAATGCTCGTATGTGTGGAAGATTCCTCAAGATTACCGCGCGCTGATCAAAGAAGGTCATTTGCATCATTTAGAGCGCGCTAGTTGGGAAGTTATTCAAGCGATCAAAAACGAACAGAACTTGATGTTTGACAAAGGTGTGATCTACCACCTTAAAGAAGACGCGCTGTCCGGCATGCGAAACCGCGGCTGGGGTATCTCCCGCGTGCTGACCAACTTTAGGCAGGCGTGGTATTACCAGATTTTGCACAGGTACAACGAAGCCGTCGCGCTTGACTACGTCATTCCTTTTCGCGTTATTACGCCGGCACCGCGCGGCGGCGACGCGCAGTCGAGTGACCCGGTACACACTATCAACCTGTCTAACTTTTCCGCGCGCGTCAGCGCGATGCTCCGTGCTCGCCGCACCGACCCTGCGCGCTGGAACGTGCTGCCGTTCCCAGTGAATTATCAAGCACTCGGCGGTGACGCCAGCCAGTTAGCCCCGAAAGACTTGCTAGAGCAAGGGCTTGATACGTTGTTGAAGTGTATTGGCATGCCCGTCGAATTGTTCAACGGCACGCTTCAACTGCAAGCGGCGCCAGCCGCGCTTCGTTTATTTGAGGCAAACTGGAGTCATCTGCCGCACAATATGAATCGGTTTCTGACAGACCTTGCGGCAAACATCGCCAAGATTATGTCGTGGGAACCGGTTGGCGCGAAGTTAATGCGCGTCACACACGCCGACGACCTCAACCGGCAGATGGCCAAACTGCAACTTATGCAGGGCCAGCAAATCAGCAAGACAACAGGTCTCAAGTCTGTCGGCTTGGATTACGAGGAAGAGACAAAGCGCATGCTCGACGAAGAGCGGATTTACGCAGAAGAGCAAGAGCGCATGCAAAAGGAAATGGAACAGTCGCAGCAGATGAAGGACCTGTCACAACAGGCGCCCATGATAGGCAACGTCGGCAACGCTGGCGCAGGCGCGACAGGAATGCCGCAGCAAGGCGGCGCACCGGCTCCCGCTGGTGGCGCGGCGCCTCCGGGCGCGCCACCCGGCCCGGGACAACCGACGGCTGTAGATCAGTTTCTTATGCAGCGGCAAAATTCCGGCAACATTCCTCGTACACCGGAAGACATGCAGCAGCAAGCGCAACTTATCGCCAATCAATTGCTGTCGCTGCCTGAATCGCAAAAGGATTCAGAACTCATCAAACTCAAGCGCGGCGATCAAACAATGCACGCGCTTGTTACCAGTATTATTGACGACATTCGACAGCAGGCGCGGTCGCAGGGCGGCGCTATGGTTATGCAACAACAATATGGCCAACCCAGTCCTGCGGGTGGGTAATAATGAACGTTGGCATCTACACGCATTACGCACAATGCGACCAAACATATCTTACTGTGCGGCTGGCTGAGTATTTGCGCAGTTGCGGCGTAGATTTTTCTATCTATGCCGATAACCAGCCTGCAAAGTTAAAAATTCCGTACGACAATCTTGTCGTGCACCGCTCGCGGCAAAAGTATAGCGAGTGGCTGAAGGGGCGCAGCGCTGTCGTTTGGACGCATATTCCCAAGATAGAGCAAATTAACATTGCTAAGCGCCGCGGCATCTTAACCGTTTTAGCCCCTATGTGGCAGGAACTGAGTCCGCCTTTTCGCAAAGCCGCCAGACAAGCCGACCATGTAATTGCGCTATGCACAGAAAATCGCGAACTATTTCACGGCGTATACAAGTTTCGAAACACCACGCTAATTCCCTTTGACGCTGGTTTGCCGCCGACGAAAAAAGACGCAGCAGTTAACGCGCGCAAGATAAAACTGTTTTTGCCGTGGTATGACCGAAATGCTCGTTGCGCTCAAAGTTATTTTTTGGATCGTTTGGCATATTTGTTAACTCACATGCCAGAAGCGCATTTGACGGTTTGCATTTCGTCTAGTAAATTTTCTCCGGCAATTGCTAAGTTTTTTCAACGGCTTGGCCAAAAGACGGATGGCCGCGTTGTTGTTGCCCGCAATGTGCCTATTCAAAAAAGACCCAGTCTATATGCCGCGCACGATTTAACCATCAACCCCGCTGAGTGCGACAACTATGGTTTATGTAATTTAACGTCTATTTGCTGCGGCACTCCGGTGCTAACGTTTGCTGTAGCGCCGCAAACAGATTTTGTATATCCAGAAGTAAACGGCGTG